CTTTAGCTTGCCGTATGCTCTATACTCTGCGAGCTTGGGGCATATCTGCCATTTATTGTCTTTGTAAAAAACCATATCTGCTCCTATGTGGCTTTCGCCTGCGCTCCAGCCCGGTTAGAGTGTAGGGTTAAGGCCCGGCACAGGCTATGCCGGTACCAATTCAAGACAGGGGCGCCAGCCGAAATTGGCAGTCGTACCGCCAGCGGGATACGTATAGAAGTACGCCAGCCCGCTGTAGCCACGGTAGACACGGCGGGACGCGTCCGCGCCCTGCTCCTGACACCAGCTAAATGTGCCACCCCCTGCATCCGCGTAAAATACTTGCAATTCCGTGTTAGTGAAGTTCGCCCAATTCGCGGCATCTTGTGGGCCACCGTGCCGTCCGGTTTCGTATCCACTGTCCATGCCTATAGTTGCGTCCGTGCAGGTTGGAACAGCCGTGTGGACGCGATAAAAAAGATCGTTCCATTCTGAGCCACCGCCTGCATCATCTGCGCATGATTGATTGTTATATCCTTCAGCCGCCGGATCGGTTGCGGAGCCAGTCAGTAGGCGCACTTTGAACGTCGAACCACTATACGTAACTTGAGCATCCTGCGTTGCTGTCGTACCATCATCCGCGGACGCAACACCATTGTCACCCGTACCGTAGACCGCGCCTGCAAGATAAATGTCATCCCAACTTAAATCGTAGCGCAGCGTTTCTTTGGCGATAAATAGTACCTTGGCCACACCGTCTTTGTTGCAGTCGGCTGTGGAGCCCACGTAGAATTTCAGCCACCCCGTAGTGGTGTTGAACGCCGTACCCGCTGAGAGGCCAATGTCAGATGCGAGTGTGGCTCCATCAGTCAACAGTGAAGATGAAACATACCCCATAAACCCGGTGTCTGTCTCACTGTCATAGTTTCCGGCTGCCACCATTGCATCAAAATCATTACCAGGCCCCCAATCCAAAGCTGGAACAGTGGTTACTTGCGTAGTTAGCGACCATTCCGACCATACTGAATCAGTGTTTTGATAAGCACACCGGATATAGACGAGCGTGTCAGCGGGGAGATTACTAGTGATGGTATATTCCGATACCGCGCCCAGCGTTTGATCAACAAGGGTCGTGCTAAAATCACTAACAGTACTTACCTGCACACGGAAAGCCTGCTGCGCTGTGCCAAAGGGTGAGTAGTACGGCGTCGCTACAATAGTGGGTGTAGTGATAACCCAACCCGATCCATCGAGTGGGCTTGTGATTGTTGGGAGCAGGATTGAAACGAGGCCGTGAACACCGCTTCCCGTGGCTGCTTCGTGGTTATTTTGCTTGTCATTTAGCACCTTGCCTTGGGCAGCGGATAGGGCGGTATCCGTGTTGGTAGAGGTTAGGGTATTTTCTATGATATCCCCACCCTCTTCGTCACCTGTGTGCGAGTGCAGAGGAATTGTGCCTTCTGCGCCGGAGGAAACCACCCCCACCTTTACGCTTGCGAGGTTTGTGGTTATCACCGGATCGTTCACCGTTACGCTGGTGTCTGTTCCGTCGAAGCTCGAATCCACCACATGGGTGTAAAACATGCCATCCGTGCCGCAATCTATCTGTAGCCTGCGCCCATAGGTGTATGTCTTGGTCTTGTCGGTTCCTTCGCTGAATTGCGTGCTGCTGATGTATGTCAGTGCCATTATCTATATCTCCCTTCAACGCGGAACTCGGACGTTTCCCCGTGCCCTGTCCAGTTATTCAAGGTCATGCGTGGCTGGACCTTGTAACGCCCGCGCTGGTCCAGATCCCCCTTCCGGGTGTCGTACTTAAGATAAGACTGATCACCGTCTATTGCGTGCGGGGCGGCGGGCCAGGTAACTTCTGTGCCATCTGGTTTCCGCACCTGAAAATATATGTCTGTTGCCAGGGACATATCCACGCCAATATCGCATATAACCGCTAGGCCGATAGCGCCTACGTATATCTTGTTTTCCGTGTTTATCATTTCACCTCACATATCAATCGGGGTATACAGGACAACCTCCCGATTTACGGTGGTTTTTAGAATAACCTGTTCCGGTGGATCTTCAACTGGAGTGTCCAGCAAGACATGGATGCGCACCCCGGAAAGCAGATGGACTTCTTCCCGCGTCAACCATCCGGCGTATATGACTTCCTGAAGCACCGCCTCAATATCGAAGCTATCTGCCGGAATATCCACGTCCACACGGGTTCCGGCACTCAGTAAAGACGCGCTGATCTCCAGGAGTTGCGGCGCCTGCACCTTATAATCGTAGAATACCTGTACAGGATTGAGGATGGCCGTTATGTCCAGCACCGCCGCAGAAACAGACGTATCCACGATAGTGCCGTGGCTCAACAGTTCGGTGGAGATTTCCAGTAGGGTTGCAGGCAGAACCGTGTCAACTGTCGCGCCCGCTGTGAGCAGGACCGCTTGCGCGTCAAAGGGCGCAGGGGCTAACGCAAAGTCATCCCCTAGCCACTGGTCGTTCGTGCGGGTTGTCCAGGATACGTCAGTCCAGCCGTTCATGGATTACACCAGCCGGAACAGACCGTCTGCATTTAAACTGACGGTAAACCTGCCTTCAGAGACATACTTATTTCCGCCGAAGTCAATCATACACACCAGCACGTTGTTGGCTGAGGTAGCGTCATACACAACCGCATAGCCCGCATCAAAGGTCGCGTCAATCCAATCGGGGTCGCTTGCACTAAAGGTCGCAACACTACCAGAGCGTGTCCAGGTGACGTTTTGCAGGGTTGCGCCGCCTGCCGTGTAGCCGGTGCCGCTAATCTCGTCCGCCGCCACATCGGCAAAAGTCGTGTGCGCCGCCGAAGGTGTGTGGGTATCGCTCAGAAGCGCAACCTTGAACGTGTCATCGTCAACGTCAATGGTTCCGTCTGCGATATATTCCCGGAATGAGTCGTATAGAAAACTTGCCATTTATTCCCCCTAAAAAGCCCTGGGCTTTATCGAAAGTGATGTGTTTGTGTGCTTCCTGAACCGCTGCGCGCGCGCCGTAGATACGCCCCTGCGGAAGTCCTGCATGTGCAAGCCTGCCAACCTGGGATCGCTCCAGGGTTTTTCGCGTCTAGTCATTAAGCGATACAGCGTACCGCTTACAATCGCGTCCTCGTATTTCTCCATGAGCCATTGCGGGGCTTGGGTGTCCGTAAGTGCGGGCTTGAGCGACACATCGGCAAAGAGTTCCATGCGTTGCGTCGGCGTGCCCTGCAAGTGAAGGACGTTGGGCGGGTCGAAGGTAAAACCCTGCACACCCGCCATTGCATCCATGTTGTCCTCTTCCTGCCCCGGTAGCGTGTAGCTCAGGGGACGGACGGGTACGCCCTGCCCTGTCTGCACCAGTTCAACCGCTACGATCTCCGCACTTGCCTCAAGCGGGTACGTCTCAAGTCCGGGGTCAACCGGTTCGTTGAGCCACTCGCGCCATATCCGTGTCTGCTCGCAGAAATCCCGCACCGTGCGCACAATGTAGCTTTCAATAGTAAAATCCGGGCACTGCGGCACATCCGGGCGAATCAGGGGCAAGAGTGTATCCATGTTTACCATCGGTTATCCCTCCACCACCGGCGCCTTGTTGCGCACGTATGGGTTACCACGGGTCTCTTTTTTGTCCAGCACGCCCAACGCCTGCATAAAACGCTGATGCTGATTCGAGGCCCGCTGATCGTTGGCCGCATAGTCTGCGTCTTTGAGATATGCGCGGTACAAGATGTAATCGAGCAAGGCATTGGCATAAACATCGTCCACACCCAAGGTGGCGTCCGCCGCAATATCAGACGGTGCAGCCGAATAAAGTATCTCCGCCTCTCCGGTTCCATCGCTTGCCGGGTACACCCAAAAGGTGCGCGGGTCGCGCTCATCGAACAGATAGTGCTTAGCCTCTGACACCGGCGTACTCTTGTGCCAATCCGGGAGTTGTTCGTCCAGCGTCCGGCGTCCAATCAGGCGCACCGCCAACCCCGGAGACGTGTCGGCCATGTTTCGGATCACGTCAAGAAGCTGCAATCCCTCGCTAGGGATGCTCTGCTTCGTGCCCTCGACCAGTGCCACGGTAGCCGACACAGGGTTAGCGTCCGGCTTGAACAGCACAACCTCACGCTGACCGTCGTTGAGCCAATCTAAAAGCTCTTCGGCGGGCCAG